GACTGTTGATAAGGGTTCATAAAAGGTTGAAGCTGTTCCATGGTTGGAGCAGTTCCGATATCTGTATAGGCACTTGCTGCTTGACCTAACGTTCCAAGGCCCGCGGCTTGTGATTGAAGAGCACTAGACAAAAATGGAGCAAAAGAACCTACACCTGATTCTCCCAATTGTATTGCTTGCAATTGTTGAGGAGTCAAAGTTGCTACCTGTTGTTCAGGCAAAGTAATGGGTTTATCTGCTAAAGCTTTAGCAGTATCTAAAAGACCTAGTTTCCTAGCTTCTACTTCAGCTGCTTCTCTTATAATTTGTTCTGTTGTTGTTACCATTATGCCATTCCTATGCTTTGTTGTGATAAACTACCACCGTTTTCTAAACTTTTCATCATTTTATACATATTTTTTGCTCCCACTTTTCTCGATCCACCACCAGCGTTTCGAACAGCTTGAGCAGTCATTACAAATTCACCATCACTAAGCATCGCAGGTATATCATCAGAGGTCCCTGTTCCACGACCCACGATCTCTCCAATGCGTTTAGGATGATCTTTTACATCTCCATCAGGATGTTTAATTCTTTTACCACCACCCTCTGCAAATCCTGTCACCTCTCCACCTTCAGCAACAAATGATGGTGGGGCTATTCCTTGAGGACCTGTAATATCTAATAGCTGATATTGAGCGTAGTTTGGTGTGTATAAATCTTCTCGTGTGCTAGTTGTTTCGTCCTCATCTTCCTCTTCAGGAGGATTGAATACATTTTCAATATAAGGCAATGAGCTTAAACCAGCATAAGCTGCAGGACCATATTGATACATGAAACTTGATTCTTTAGGGATACCTAATGCAGTTATCATTTCATCTGAAACAGGATTTCCTGATATCTCTCCCAAAAGTTTAAGTTTTGAAAACTCAGGATTAGTTCCTCTTTGTCTTGGATCGAAAGATGACATAAACTTGTCACTTGCTTTTCCAAGAAAACCTTTCTGTGTATTACCTGTAGGTATGTCTCTTCCTGTTACACCACTCATGAATTTTTGACCAATAGTTCCTTCTCCACCTTTTAATGCTCCTTGAATACCTGTAGTAGCAACTTGAAGAGCTAAATTTTTTGCTATGTCAGCAGGTTTTTTTCCTGCTAATCCTTGAATACCAGCACCTAATGCTGCTTGACCTAATTTACTTGCAAGAAAAGTACCTAGTTTGCCCCCAACTAAACTTCCAATTCCTGGAGCTACAAAGGGTAAAACAAAGGGAGCTATAGGAGCTACAGCTTTAGCAACACCTGTTACAGTGTCTTTAACATTTTGAAAAAAGTCACCGATCAGCGATCCAAGACCTAATTCATAAACCTGTGCGTATTCCTTTTCTTGCATAATTTTTTACTCTGGTAATGTATGTGCCCCTGCAAATACATTGGGAGCTGTTACGTGAACATCTCTTCTAATATCTGCTTCTGTTGTGTCTGTTTCTGAATTGTCAATATCTGCCTGACATTCTTCGTGTGAACTATACTCTTGACCTGTTTTAATGTTGGTGACAACAGTCTCTACTTTAGCACTATAAACAGGAATTTTTTTACCACCTATTTCGTCATAACGCAATAGAACTGGTTCATCTACAATTTTTGCCATATTATAGTTTTATAGGCGAAAAGACAGTAAATCAATAGGTTTTGTTATCTAAAAGGAAGTCCTGCCCACCATATAACTAATGAGTCTCTAGTTCCTTTTGTTACTTTTGTAACTCGATGCCAAACGAAAGAAGGAAAAACAATGACCGTGCCTTTAGTTCTAAATTTTTCTTCTTTTCTAAACTCTGTTTTTCCTGAAATTGGTACAGGTATGCTAAATTCTAAGTCTCCTCCTTCATATTCTTCAGGATCGGAAAGAGTGACAGTTACAGATAGTTTTCTTATTTTACCGTGAATATTTGGAAACTCTGGTCTATTCCAAGGTCGATTAAAAGAATCCTGATGCCAATTGTAATATCCACCTTTTCTGTACTCTGTAAATTGAGACGCTTCTCCCCAGTCAAAATCAAAGTTCCATTTTGCGTTTTTATTTGCTGCCTCTACAAAAGGACTTATATAATCGTATATAAATTGTTCTGAAGTAAAAAATATTTCAGAAGTTCTATCTTTTTTTCTAAGAACGTTGTCTTCACTGACAGTTCCTTTTTCCATTTTGTATTTTTGTTTTAGAGCCAGTAACTCATCGCATTGTTCTTTAGGTAGTCCTCCTTCAAAATACCAATAAAAATCCTGTAAATTCATTAGTTAAAAGTTAATCTAAAGTTCCCTGCAACTGTGGTTGCATTACTTGTTTTTTTAACACAGTGTTCAAGAAAACTTGGAAACACAATAATTTGATTCTCGCGACATTCTGGCATATAAAATTCTCCTCCCATAATATCTTGTTTTTTATCACATGAAAAGTAATAAGCTCCTAATAGATGTCTAAAAGGACTTAAAAAAACTGTTCTAGATTCTTTTATTTTTTTGTAAATTATAAAAGAAAAATCTGAATTAGGATGAGTATGTGCCTCTTGGAAATCAAATTCTTCATAATGATTTTCCCAAATATGCTGTAACTCTACAGTATAAGGAGAAGTTATTTTTTCATCTAACAGTTTAACAATGGTTTGATAAAGATACTGAACAGCTTCTTTGTCTATAATGTTCTTTGAATCAAAGTTAGTCTTAATATCTGATAAAAAAGTAGGACTAGATTCTTTGTTTTTAATTTCTATTTTCGATGCCTCTATGTTTCCTATCCATATAGGAATAGAGAATAAATCAATTTTCATTACTGTTGTTGTTTGACCTCTAATACTGATATGTCAGATGTTAGATCCGTGGTCGATGCTTGAATTTTTAGTGAGTCACCCGCCTCATAAACAAAAGGTCCATTAAGCTGTTGTGTAGAACCATGCGCAACGTCAATATCATTAATCTCAATATCAGTTGTCCCATTGTTATGGGTTATTTTTGCGTTAACCGTTCCTGATCCTGAGTCATTGTGAAGGACAATTGTCTTAACAATAAATGTAGAAACAGGTGTTGGAGGTGTGGCTGCTACATTTGCAGTGGGCACTGTAAAGATAGTTATAAGATTAGTATTAGCTGCCTTTTGTGTAAATCTTCTAAATACGTCAGCCATTTAATTTAAAAACCAAGATCTTCTTGTGGCCTCCTCTTGTGTGTCTTGTGTATATTGAGTGTTAAGTTGTTGAATTAACTCTTCCAACTGTCTAATTAGTTCTGCTGATTGAGCTGAGTCATACTCAGGTCTTGGATCTGGAAATCTTTGTAATGTTAATTTTGCCATAGCTTAATATATGATATTTTTTTTATTAAATCCATATTTCTCCCTCTTTTAGTTCTTCTCCTATATCAGGTCTTACTGACACCTTTAGTTCTTTTTCTTCATCAAAAAATACGGAATCCTCAATAGTGTAATATAAGATTTTACTGGTGTCATTAATAAGATTAATTTCTTCGTTTATTCTCACTTCTTGAAGTATCCATTCTCTTTTTTTCTTAAGAATGAGTGTAAGTAATCCTGGAGTCAATGCAATAAAAGATTTTGGCTTCATTTTAATAAACTTGAGATCACCATAATGAACTTGTATGTTCTCGTAGTTTGTTCTTTTATAAGGCTGATTTTTCCAGTGATTTAGAACATTTAAAGGATTCATTATTTCAAATATAATTCATTGCCAAATACTAATCCATCTAGTTCGCTGTTATTTAATATATCCAGAGCATTTGATTTATGTGATGCTATAGGTTTTCCATTTATGTTTAAGCTAGTATTCAATAAAGTATCGCATTCTGTATCAACATAAAATTGTTCTATTAAATCTTTAAATAAAGAAGAATTATACAAGGTTTGATGACGACAAGTATTATCTACGTGAGCAATAGCGGGATATTTCTTTGAGTTAATTGGATAAGCAAACAGCATATAGTCGCTTCTATTATATGATTTATTAATAGTAGATGATCCAAAAGGTCTAAAGTCTTCTCTTTTTTTAATTTTATTAACTTTGTTTTTCATCTCTCTATCTCTAGGATCAGCCAGTATTGATCTATTACCCAATGCTCTAGGACCTATTTCACCATTACCTTGATACCATCCTATTATCTTTTGTTGCTTTAATAGCTCGGATGTTTTTTTAATTAAGCTAATATTAGGAGGTATGCTAGGTTGTTCATCACTTTGACAATAAGGAAAATTATCTAATTTAAGTTTAGGTAAATTGTGTTTTATCCTCAAATACTCTAATGCTCCTAACGAAAGTCCTTCATCACCACAATGAGGTGGAATAATAATGTTTTTGAAATATTTTTTAATCTTTGTATTCCAACAAACATTTAAGGCAACTCCTCCTGAAAAACAAAAAACTTCATTTTTTGAAAAAAATCTTTTCATGAATTCTATTAAAATATCTGCTGTATATTCATGTATGGTTCTTAACCAGTCTTGTTTACTTTTGTCTAGGCCATAATAAATATTAAAAATATGACCTGTTTCCTCTATCTTAAATTTTTTTAGAAAATTAATTAGTTCTTGATCAATGTTTCCATAACTTTGAAGAGACATTATCTTGCCAGCTATATCTAAATAATGTCCCTGTAAATCAAAATGTTTACCAATCTCAGACATCTCTAATCCAATAGAGCCATTTTGTTTGACCGATCCCTCACTGATTAACTTATTATTTCTAAATACACTCCAACATCTGTCGTAATCTCCAAAGCCATCCATAACCACTCCATTTAGATTGATAGAATCACACAAAGGAAAACAGCTTAAATGATGTGCATAATGATGATTTAGTCTGGTAACTTTACAATTTGCAGGAAAATCAATCTCAATTGAGGGATAAAACCAATCCTCTCTCGTACTTAAGTCATATAACCATGGGTCAAAAACAATAGCTATTTCGTCTAATACTTTAGAGTTAATATTCCATTGTTCAAAAATAATTTGTTCCCATTCTTGTAAATGATTAACTCCATGATGTTTAATCTGATATTTTCTTTCAGTCTTTAAATAATGAACTTTCTCACCGTCAAAGTAACTAAAATTACTATCGTGTTCACAGATTCTAATTCCTAGTAGTTTCACTGAAGATAGTTTTTAATATGCTCCTATGCTTACTATAACTCTTGGGCAAAGTGGAATTGCTGAATGATAAGTACCAGGAGGAATGTATAACAAATCTCCTTTTTCCATTAAAAGGCTATCAAAGTTATCTACAGTAGCATAAATGTTATAAACAACTCTTCCGAAGGTACATAATAAAAAAACTCCCTCATGATCCTCATGAGTTTTTGCTACACCAAATTTATTAATAGAAGCAAAGATATGAGTATTTATTTTTTTATTTGGACAATTAAAGTGAGAAGTTACTTTATCCTGAATATCTTTAAGTTCTTCAAACTTATTCAAGTCTGTTATTTGAATTCTACAATCTTCTACTGTACTAGATTTTTCAGAAAAATCTAAGTAATGAACTGTTTTGTTAAAATCTATTTCTTGCTGTAATGTAAAAAAATTTTTAAAGAAATAAGGTTTTGAAAAACTAAAGTTACTTGTGTCTATATTTTTATTTATTTCTAACAGTATTATCTCCTACCGTCTGGTTGAACATCAAAACGTTGTGTTCCGAGCCTCCATGAAGTGCCCGTAGTATTAGAAACAACATTGACAGTGAATTCCCTACCTCGACCTCGTAAACTCACAAAATCAGTTGTGTCAGTAAAGGTTGCTGTTTTTATTGTGCTTGTACTTGTATTAGGATAGTATTTAAATTCTAATTTCATATTTAATGTTCCTGATTGATTTTGAATATCAGGAATTAATTTCTGCACATAAAGTATATCATTACCTTCGCCTATTTCAACTGATCCAGATTTTACAAAAGCAGTCATAGCTTCTCCATCAGCATCATTACCTGTTTCATGTAAATACATTTGAGTAGCACCGTCTGTTAGTCCTAAAATTGTCTCATTATTAGCTGTGGTCGTTTGCAGATAATCTGTTCCAATTGGATTAGAATAGACCTCTCTGTCTATCCATGTTGTTCTATCTAAAGTTCCTGTCCACCAAGTTTGTTCTAGGTAATTATAAGCAACAACAGCATTAACTATATCTGATCCTGTTCTGGGATAAAACCACATAACCTCGTTAAATTCTCCATTGTGACCTACAAAAGCATTTTCTGCTGATGTGATGTTTAAGTTATCGAAAACAAATTGTTCCACGGTGCACGGTAATTTTTTAACTGTACCATCAAATAGAAAGAATGAGTCTTGAGACATCCAATAAGCAACACCATTTAAATCAAGACCTGCGTGACTACCAACAATTCCACAGTTTTGACCTAATTGACGTAAACCAAAAGTAAAAGGTGGACCGATAAATTGCATTGAGTGTAATGATGTATCTGTCCAAACAAGTATCTGTCCTCTTGATCTTTCTGCTGCTCTTATTCTGGATCCATCAGCAATTCTTAAAGATCCTGCTGTGTTTTCTGCTGTTGGTTGATATGTGGTGATATTTTCTTGATCAGAAAATCTAATTAGTAAATCATCTTGTGAGGTTGTTGTGCCAATAGTATTTTCTGTTCCCATAAAAACTAAGTGTCGATCAGGTGTTGAAACTAAACTTAATCTTGATGCTGTTGGTGCACCAGATATTGCAGTAGCTCTTGTGCTTACACCTGATGAAGTGTCCCATTTAAAAGCTCCGCCATTTAAAGCTGTTGCAATGAGATCTTCACCAAAGTTGTCCAATGACCATTGTCTTGCTTCTAATGTTACATTTGATGTTGATCTAGGTGTGCCCCATGTTGAAGCTCCCCATGTATCTGTGCCCCAACCAAAAGCTGAAGTAGATATCTCAGGACCGATACTTATTTGATAATTCATATTACCTGTACCGCCTCCACCTGACGTAGACCCAGAGGCAGTGCTAGTGTGTGTTACTACATAAGCCGCTGTGTTAACTATAGAAGTAATTTCAAATTCTTGATTCATATCAAGACCATCAATAGCTGAAAAAGAATCAAAGGTTACAAAGTCTCCTTTGGAGGCTCCATGATCAGTATCACTGACTACTACAGAAGTAGTTGCATTGGTGGTAAAAGGATTTGTTCTTGCTTGAGTTCTTCTAATAGGAGTAATGTCGTAAGCTAGCCCCTCTTCTAAAACATATAATTTTCTATCTGTGCCAATTGCGTTGTATCGTGTGCCATCTAAGGCTACCCAAGCATGTTGATCACGAGCCACGCCCACCAAAGTTGTAGAAATAAACTTCTCCCATCCTTTGATCTTTTGTGGCAATCCTTGAAAAAAGCGTACATTATCACCGTCTGTCCACTTGCCTTCGCCTGTGTAGTCGGTTACTTCTTTATTGATGCCGGGGGCTGGTCTAAAATTAACTAAGGGCATTATGCCAATATACTACTGATTTTCACAAAATCTATATTAAATTAAGATTGATGTTTACCCTTACTTTTTCGTCTGTTTGTGCAACACTAGCGTGCTCAAGAGATCCATCAAAAAGTAACATAGTGTTTTCAACTGATGGGTGTTTTGTTCCATCTTTGAAAAGCGTGTAACCATTATTTGTATTAATCGTAAATAAAGCCACCGTATGACGATAACTTTGATCTATGTGAAAACCGTTTGGAACTGGTTCTGTTTTTCTTGTATAAAGATTTGCTCTTGCTCTAACTAAATTATTAAAAGTCAATTTTCCTAACAAAGGATTAACTATTTTATGACACCAAGAACTTCTAGAACTTTCAAATTCATAAAAATTATGATTGAAATAAAAATCAATGTCGTCTTGATCAGACGCAACAGCGCTACTGTAATACCAAGGAAAATCTAAACTAAGAAGATCGTTTTTTATTTTTAAAAAAACATCTTCAGGTAAAAAATTATCTATAACATTCATTAGTCTTTTTTAGCTACCAAAGATCCTACATGACCTTTAAATGCTCTATTACCAAAATGTGTAAGAGGCATTGCTAAATCAGCCCAAATCTCACCACCACACTCTTGCCATAATCTAGAAAAATAATAGTCTTCTGATAGATATCTTTTTTGTGGCTGACCTTGTTTTGTTTTTGTTTCATAAGGACCCACTGCAAATAGGTCATAACAGTTGTCAGATTTAAAGTATCCTCCATTAACTATTTGATCAGACTCATATTTTCGCTCTGGAAATTTTTTCATCATAGTACGAAACACTTCTCTTTTTACTAACATCATACCTGTGGCTGCTTCATTAACTTTAAAAAATCCATTTTCTCCTTTAAGGTTTGATGGATCATCGAAGTTAACATTATATCCTAAAGCTCTAGCCTCTAAATCATCTGGTGTTGCATTAGGATGGTCTTCTAATATCTGTTTCATTTTTTCCAAATACAAATGTTTTCGAGGATAAATACCACACACAACATCTTTGTCAGCACACAGAAGTCTTTCAACATTTTGCCATTGAAAACCGATGTCAGCGTCTATAAACAATAAATGTGTTGCCACATAATCTTTTTCATCCATCATCATAGAAACAATAGTATTTCGTGCTCGTGTAATTAAACTCTCATTACCCATAGATTGAAATCTAAGTCCTACTTTTTTTGCCATGCTCCATTGTTGTAACTCCAATAATCCATGAACTGTAGCCTCTGAAAGCATTCCTCCATACATAGGCATTCCTAAATATATCTTAAAATCTTTGTCTTTTAATTCTTCTGGTTTAATCATTTTTTAACTCCTCTATAAACAGCCGGTAATCCAATCATTGGTTTATTGTCTAAATGATGTTCCTTGGCATAAGGCCCTTCGCTATCTACGTAATGACAAAAAACTTGTCCGATTTCATATCCACCAAAAGGTTCTCTCCAGTGGTCCACTTCACACCCTTTATAAACAAGCATGTCTCCAGGGGTTAAATCTACTTTTATTCCCTCTTTACTTTCATCTCCTGTTGCGTCCAAATAAATTGGCCAAGAGTCTCCACCTAAATTTATAGTACAAGATATCTCACAGGAAGGTCTGTCTTTATGTCTACGAAGAACATCTCCATATTTATATATTCTGGCATAAGTGTATGAAGGAAGAAGATCAATTCCTGTCACTTGTTTCATGATTGGAACTATTCTCACTGAAATAGTTTCCATGGCTAAATCTGCATAATGAGAATAAGTATTAGGAATTTGAGGATCGCTCCAATATCCCCAAGACTGATCCTCACTGGATAAAAAATCTGTTTTAAGTAAATGCTCTGCTACTTTTCTTTTATTTTGAAAATAATTATAAATAAAACTTGCTAAATCTTTAGACAAAGCATCTGTCACAATAATATATTTATTTTGTTTAAAAAATTCAGTTACTGTTTGTGTTTGTGTTTGTTCCATTATTCTCCTTTATTAAAACTATACCAACCTGTGACTATATATTTTGAGTTAAGTTCACTAACCATACCTCTGTGAGTATGGGTCCAATAAGCAGGCCATATTAAAGTTAGTCCTTTTTTTGCTTCGGTTTTTATTTTTTGATATTTAAATTCTGTTCCACCATCAGGAACATCATTTAAGTATGTCATAAAAACTAAGTTTCTATTCCATCCATTAACGCCTGTTCCATTTGACTCAAAATGATACTTAAAAAATCCTTCCTTAGGCTTATAATATTGAATGTTCATTGATTCATTCATTCTAAAAAAATATTGTTGATCTGCGTGAGGATATTTTTTTAGATATTTATCTAAGATGGAGTTTAAGTAGTGTTTATAAAGTCCTACGTGACCATCAAAATTTCCTGGTGAAATTGCTAAGTCAGTGCTTAATTTTATATCCGAACGTATTTCTGGTGCTTTTATTGTGCCAACTTTACACTCTCCTTGAACTTGATATTCTTTATTAAATTTAAAATAAGATAAAAGTTTATCACAAATTTCTTCAGGCATGTACCATGCCCCCATTAAGGTTATTTCATCAAAGTAATATTCTTTTAAATCGTTAGGATCGATGTCTTGCATTTCTTAGTAGTTAGATAATACTAAAAAATTTCTTTTTGTCTACTCAACATTAGGAGAACCTAATACCCAACCATTACCGTTGGCTGTGTACTCATCATCACTCCAATAATAATGTCCTGTGCATACACCATTTTCATCGTAAACATCGTCTGGAATAGGTAGATTGGGTGCTTCCCAATCACAAGTAGTTTCATTTAATGTCCATGTTGTATACGGTTGAGGCATTATAAAAGCGTCTCTTGATGAGTCGTAGCTATCTCCTACGTTAGGATAATTTTTTCTAAAGGTTGAGTTGTAAGAACATTGCTTCCATGTTTTACCTTCACCATATATAGTATTTAAAAAAGCAATTCCTAAAGATTCTTGTTCGACATTGTTTTCATCAAGTAGTTCATTATTGTGAACTACCACTACTTGTAAAACAACATTGTTTTCATCTAATTCTGCAAAATGTGCCATAACTACGCTGTATAACTTCCTGATCCTGTAAATTTCATTATTGTGTTTGAACCTGAGGTGTTAACTGTTGGAGAACCTGTTGTAGTTCCTGTATAACCTGAACTTGGAACTTGAATAAACACAACTCCACTTCCTCCAGCAGAAGTTGGTGATCTTCGACCTGTTCCACCTCCACCACCACCAGTGTTTGCCTGACCGTGGTTACTAGGACCATTATTTGATCCTCTTTGTCCCCCTGGGCCACCACCACCAGAACCACCTGGTTTTGAGTTATAAGAGTCTCCACCACCAGAACCACCACCACCTGCGAAAGTTCCAAAAGGTGAACTTGATCCGTTTCCACCCTGAGTAGCTGTGCCACCTGCGTTAGCTGCACCTCCACCAGAACCACCTGCGAAAGGGTTTGGAGCACCAGAACCACCATTATTTCCTTGACCAGAAGAACCAGAACCACCGCCAGATTGAGCGCCACCGCCCCCACCAGAACCACCTGGTCCACCACCAACGCCATAGTTGCCACCGAATCCTCCACCTGTACTGTTGATACTAACGCCAGTACCACTGAGGCTAGATGTAGAGCCCGATGATCCGTTTCCTGAAGGACCATTAGCGCCTGTATTATTATTTATTCCACCTCCGCCACCAACAGATACGTTGTAAGTAGCGCCTGGAGTTAATTGTTCAGAAGAAGAGTATCTATATCCACCTGCTCCACCTGCTCCACCAATATCGACGCCTCCACTTGCTCCACCTGCAACAACCAAGATTTGAGCTTCTACAGTGCTTGCTTTTCCTTGAAGATTGCTCATGGCGATTGCACCTGAAGGCACATCTGCTAAACCTCTGACTTCAGAGGATCCCATATTTATTTGAGCTGAGGGAGAATTTCCTAATTCTGCGTTGACATCAGAAAGACCAATTTGACCAGTAGGTGTTGGCATAATTAATTTCCTTTCTTAAGATCGTTAACCTGAGTTTGTAAGTCCTTTACACATTCGATTAGTAGAGCACATAGACGATCATATTTAACGGCTTTAACTCCGTCAGGTCTTGTGCCTACGACCTCTGGTAAAACTTTTTCAACATCTTGAGCGATAACACCTACATCTGTTCTACGAACAAAATAGCCATCTTCTCCACCTTTGGAATCAATAAAGGATTGTTTCCAATCAAATAAAACTCCATTTAAATTTTGTACTTTATCCATAGGGGAAGATATGTTGTGAATATTTTCTTTTAAAGAAACGTCTGAGGAATAAAAAGCAGTAATATCATTTGTAGCTCTAATTTCTCCACTTGTTCCTGATGCTGCTGTTGCAACACCAAAAGAATCAAATTGTACATCAGAACCAGTTCCTAGTCCTAAAGAGGTTCTCATAGTTGCTCCTGTTTCTAAAACAAAGTTTGAACCATCACCTACAATAATACCACTATCTGTAACAGCTAAACCTGCAACGTCTTGAAGTTGTGCATCTAGACGAGCGTTAGGAACTGTTCCTGATCCTAAGTTAGATGCATTCAGTGCAGTTAAATTTACACCTGAAGCTGCGGGTAAAGTTGCAGGGAATCTAGCGTCTGGTAAAGTTCCAGCTCCTAGCGCTCCTGCGTCTGTGGATGAAATAATCTCTACATTATAATTTGATGCACCATCACAAAATACTGTTGTCTTTGCACCTTGAGTAATAACAACACCATTTGCTGTATGACCTGTTGCTGCGATAGTTAAAGTTTGAGATCCAGAAGTGTTATTAAAAAAGTTATATTCGCTTTCTACTGCTGGAATAAACACAACGATATCGCCTGTAAGAGCACCATTTAAATCAATTGTTTTATTGGAAGATTCCGCAGTGTCTGATGCATTAGCTGTTGAAAGTGTTATATTCGCTGAACCTGCAACTGATTTAGATAAAAAACCTGCTGCAAAAGCGTCTATAACTTCTAAATTGTTATTAGTATTTGTACCCCATGTATTGGCATTGGCGCCTGTGGCCATTATTTCTAATTTAAGTCTGTCTGAATATGTACTTGCCATTTTTAAACCTCTCTAAAATATATCTTTTTTTGTTATTCAAGCAACACTTTTTATGCTGCATCTACCTCTGTCCAAGTATTACTTGCTCCTGTTACTACATTTGCCCAAGGTGTTGCAAATGGGTTTCCTGTGACTATTGATAAATCAACACCTGTCACATTGACTGTGGCTC